AAGAAGAAGAGAGAGCAGCCGTCGGAGGTGTCGTCGGAGTGCAGGGAGATGATGCCGTTGAACCACACAGCCAGGATTGACCCGGAATCTGCCGGAATTACCCGGATACTGGATACCCACTCAAGACGCTCTCAAGGGCAGGTACAGGCGAACTGACCCACTTTTCAGCGATCTGGCGGGTGGTTTGAATACCGGGGCGGGTGTGGCGTCTGTCGGGGCCATGGAACGAACCAAACCTATTCTTCGCTGGCCCGGTGGCAAAACCCGGCTGCTCTCTGACATCCTCCCCCTGATCCGGCCACACCGGCTGTACGTCGAAGCCTTCGCGGGCGGCCTGGCCGTGCTGCTCGCCAAGCCGCCATCGCCCGCCGAGATCGTGAACGATCTGAACGGAGACCTGGTCAACCTCTACCGGCACGCCCAGTACCACCTCGATGCCCTGATTCGCGAGGTCGAGTTCACCCTCACAAGCCGGGCGGAGCTGACCGGCCTGATTGAGCAGCCGGGTTTGACCGGCCTTCAGCAGGCGGCCCGCTACCTGCTGCGGAACCGGATCTCGTTCGGGGGCGGCGGCACGTCCTTCGCCGTTTCCAAAACGGGCCAGCCGTCCCGCGAGGGCGTTCTGGAGCTGCTCAGGCGGTTCAACCGGCGCATGGACAAAGTGAGCGTCGAAAACCTGCCCTTCGAGCGGCTCTTCACGAACTACGACAGCCCGGAGACCTACTGGTTTCTCGATCCGCCTTACTCGGTCGGGAAAATCGACGCTTACGACGCCTGGACGGATGCCCGCATGTCGGAATTCGCGGCCCGTGTGCATGATCTGAAAGGCGACTACATCGTCACGGTCAATGATTGCCCGCACAACCGGGCGCTGTTCGCTCAGGATGAAGTCACGCCGCTGGTGACCAGGTCGGGAGCGGTGAACCGCCGCTTGCGGCCACAGGCCGCGTTTGGCGAGCTTTTGATTCGCCGCCGCATCAAAGCCGCCCGTGCGACGAAGGCACAAAAAACGGCCCGTTTCCGGGCCGTTGTGCCTGCTCTGAGGCTCGCCGCCTGAGCAGCTCGATCGACAAAGGGGTTTTTGTTGTGACACTTACCAGGGCTCACGAACAGTTTCCTCCGCAGCGAGGGCCAGCTCATCGTTGATCTCGCGCTCTGGATCGGGGCTGAAACGCCGCTTAAAAGGCTCTTCAGAGGCGTCTGGAGAGGCGGAGCGGAGGGCCTTGGAGCGCAGGCGCTGGCTCTTGTTTCGGTTCTCGGGATCGCCTTTGCCCTGCATGGCATTGGCGCGGCCTGTGATGGTGAAACCGAGCTGCTCCAGCTCGTCGGCGTTCAGGGCCTCAATGCGGCGGCCTTGGAACTTATCTTTGGCGATGGAGAGGGCGTAGTTCCACGCGTTTTGAGCCGCCTGAGCGAGCGTGTTTGAGGCAAGGCCAGGTGTGATGGTCCTCAGGCGTTCGTGACGGGCTTCCAGGGCCTCGGAGAGATGAGCGATCTGGCCCATCAAACGCCAAGCCATCTGCTTTCGGGCCTCGTTATCGGGGCCGCCGTTGAGGAAGTCATAAAAAGCCTGTTCGAGGTTCCCGATGATCGTGAACCAATAACCGCGGATCGGGAGGAAATGCCCCTGGTGAGCGTTCTTTGCAAGGCTGAGGCCGTGGACGCCTGTCGCTTCATCCTGGCCAATTTTGCGCCAAGTCTCGCGGTCTATTTCGGCATCGGGATTGTGGCGCAGTTTAGCGGCGGCTTGAGCCTGGCCAGCGAGCATGCAGAGCAGCTTGATCTGCACGCCGCTGAGGCGTCCGAGAAAGCGGGGCTTGGGCTTCGTTTTCATCACGCGGCTTCTGCCTCCGTTTCGATCCCCTGGGGGGCTTTTTTCGTGGTCTTTGACTTGGCTGTGCGAGGCTTCGGAGCCGGTTTCACGCTGGCATTTTCCCGCTCTTCGATGCCGAGGCGGTAATGCTGGAACCAATCGGGAGCCGCGTCGTAGTTATCGAGGACATACTTCTTATTGATCGCTAGCTTGATCGTGAGCAGCGAGCTGAGAGCGAGCCGTTCATGCAGTTTTTTCGCGGCCTGAAGGTCACGGTAGATGCGGCGGCAAATATCATCCTCCTCGCCGAGCAGTTCCACGGCTTCACTTTCGGTCACGAGCAGGCGAAGGCCGTTTTCAATAAGGCTGCGGTGGCCTTGTCCGAAAATCTCGGGGCCGTGCTGCAAAGCCAGGGCTTTGAGTTCCTCTTCCAGCTCGTCGATGCGGGCCTTTTCTTTGGCGGTGGCCTTGGTGATCGCGGCTTGAATGCGTATGGCCTCGGCTTCGTGGGGCGCGATGGCGGTTTTCAGATCGGCCTGAGCGGCGGCGAGATCGGCGAGCAGATGGAGGGCTTGTTCTTTGGGAGTTTGGGCGGGTGTGTTCATGGGCGTTTGAGGCGGGTTTTAATAGCCTTCTGTGAGGCTTTGAATGAGGCTCTTTGAGCGAGGAATTAGGCGTTTCCGAACGCGAGGCTTTGGCATCCGGGCAGGCGGGAGCGTGGGATTCATGATCTCGCGGGCGGCTTGCTCAGCGCCTTTGTCGAGCTGGAAACTGAAGCTGGCCATTTCCATGCCGTTGCGCATTTCTTTAAGCCTGGTCACGCGGTTGCAGAGTTTCGACCAGGTCTCAGCAGGAATGAACCGCTGAAGCACAATCAAGGTCTGCTCGGCATCGCTGAGCACATCGCCAAGCCGCTGCTGAACGTCTCGCATGTCGGCGGCGTGCTGATGTAGGGCGCGGGCATCATCAATGGGATCGTTCATGCCTTCGGAATCAGAGCCTCCATCTCCGCTGGGAGTTCGACGTTGAACCAGCCTTGCTTGCCTTGGCAGGGGAAGAAAGGCAGCTTCACGATACGGTCGATAACCCAGCCAAAAGGGCCGGTGAACCACGGGGAGGCGCTTTCAGTCACGCAATCGCTGATGTGGATGGCTCCGATGATGCCGCCTGCTTGCCAGGCATCTTTATCGAAGCTCCAGTCCGGTTTTGCCCACAGGAGATTCACAACGGCTTGGTTGTTGAAAAACAATGCTGAATTATCCATAACGAGCCTTCTGGCATTGAGGAAATCGGCCTGAGACACATCCAGATTGGCGTGAAGCAGAACCCATCCGCGAATATGCGTGCGCCGCGAGCGGTTCTCGATGTCTTTCCCGGCCCCCATAATGAGGCCGCCCCAAATCGGGCGTGTCGAGATGGCTTTCATCAAGCCGCCCTCCTTTCCATCGCTGGCACCTTGCGGCGGTAGTCTTGGAGAGCCGTCGTGAAGTGATCCTTGCGCAGGCCTCCGGGCAGTTCAGCCATCAAGCCGACATCACGCAGCACATCACGCACGAGGGACATGCCTCCGCCTTTGCTGGCTTCGAGGGCGATGGTGTTTTGCAGTTCATCGGCCTGGGGGCAGCGCTGCCAGAGTTTCGGGGCAAAGTCGGCAACGAGGGACTTCGTCACTTCGAGCTTCACCACACCCACCGAGCGACCGAGGAACTGCTCGGCGTCTTCATCGCCTCGCTTCGAGCGTCTGACGAGGCGCTCATACTGACCTGGAAAGAGGCAAATGAGGAGGTTCACTTGAGTCTGGTTTAAGAGCATCTTGAGAAACTCCAGGCCGCGACGGCTGAAGTTCGATAGCTCTTCAATGGCGAGGGTGCCGTGGGCTTTACCGAGCTTGCTGATGATGCTCTCTTGCAGGCTGGAGGCGGACTTCTCATCGAGATCACGCAGGCGCAGGGCCTTGGCGATGCCGGTGAGGAAGGCACGATAGCTGCCTTTCAGATCCGGCGTGGCGTTGAGGTGCCAGGCGACTTTGCCTTGAGCCTTCAGCTTCGCAAGCGTGGCGCTCTTCCCACAGCGAGTGCGGCCAATGAGGAGCACGATGCGCTCTTCGAGTTCCTCTTCGTTGTTCGATTCGGCATCTTCCAGGTACTCGCACACTTCGGTGAACTCCGGGCGCATCACAAAGCGGTCACTGAGCGGGACAATCGTTCGACGGCCCTGAGCGGCTTTTTCGAGGCCTTCTTTGCCTTTCGTGATGAGCGTATCGAGCTGCTGCGTGATCTTCACGAGGCCGCGTTCGGTGCTCGGCACCGGATAGCCACCGTTGAAGAGCTGGTTCCAGCTTGAGCCGGGCATGATGGCCCCGCTGAATTGAGAATCACTCTGTGAAAGGGCGATTTGCATCTCCTTGGCGCGGGCGATCTTTTCGCGCCAGGCCTCGGGCAGGGCGTGAAACTTCTCAGCGTGTTTCGGCTGCCAGCAGAGCGGCGCGGCGAGGCGCTCTTCGGCTTCAGGGTGGTTGTGATGGAGGGCGGGCATGGGAGGCGTTGTTGTTGGTTGCATGGAGGGTGTGTTCACGCGGCGGCTTTGCGGAGTTGGCGCAAGGCGGCGCGGGAAAGGGTTTCGCGTTCGCTGGTCGTCGTGGTGGCGATGGCCTGGGCGAGTTCGCGGCTGGCATCGGGGGCGGGCAGTTCGGGCACGTCATCGGCATCGGCGGGCTGATTCCGCAGCGTGTGAATGGTCTGCGTGAGTTCAGCTAGGTCACCCACACGCTTCTGTGCATCGCGGCGGCGGTTCGTGAGGCGCTCGGCGATGCCGCTGGCCTGTTTGAGGGCTTTGATCTGCGCTCCGAGCATCTGGTGCAGGCCGTCGATGTCCTCATGCGTGGGCGTGCCGCTGTGCGTCATGTGGCCCAGGAGCTGGCGGGCCTCATTGAGGATCCACGCACCGCATTCGAGGTGATCGGTGTTCAAGCGGGCGATGACTCGCGTGCCGATCTCCACGCCTGGAAGCAGGCCGGAGAGACGCACCTTTTGTTTCTCGCGGCCTCGGCGCACTTCGATGTCGAGCACGTCACCGCCTTTGTAGAGCAGGGCCTCGCCCTTCCAAGTTGTGCCCTCATCAAAGAGCAGATCGAGCATGGCCTCGCGGCTCAGGCGCTGCATGCGCGGCATGTTCAGCGCCATCTTTTCGGCGGGCGTGATGCAGCGGGGGGAGCCTCCTTGATTGAGCCACAGCTCTTGCAGCTCTTTCGGCACCAGGGAGAAGGTTTTCAGATGCTCTTCAAAGCCGTGCAGCGTGGCGAGCTGCGGATGGAGAGGGATCATGGCAGAGCCGTGGTCGTAGCTGAAGAAGCGGACTTCCTCGAAGCCTTCAAGCCGGTGATCCTGGCGATGATTCAGCAGCTCGATGGCATCGCTCACGAGCCAATGCGCTTCACCGGCCCATTCAAAGGGGAGGGCCAGCTTGGCGCGGGTCTCGGCGGTGCATTTGTCGAGCAGCTTGAGGAGGCGATTGCCGAAGGCCTGGCGGGCATCAAAGGAGCCGGGCTTGCTCCAGTAGTCGCTTCCCATTTGGCCTTTCACGCCACCGAGCACGATGTCGAGCGCGGCGAACCACACTTCCAGCCAGCGCTTGCCGCGATAGTTTCCCCATCGCTCTGGAAAGCCGCTCAAGGTGAAGTCACCCACTTGAATGCCGGTGCGTTTGATCTTCACGCGGCCATGCGTCACGAAGCTCACGAGGTTCTCGCACTCGGTGCTGACCGCTGCCGCCGCATTTTCGACAATCCAGGTCTGCGTGAAATCTTGCGGCACGCCGTAGGTGCCGAGAACGTGAAACATGAGGTGTTGCATGTCCCGGTGCTCAAAGGCCACGAAGGTGCCGTCCTCACGTTCAATGCGGGGCTTGAGGCCAAAACTCACAATCATGCGGGTGGCCACGTCCATGACGAAGAGGCCCCACATCTCGACGAGCTGCACGCCGCGCCCTGGCACATCGACGAAGACTTTGAAGTCAAGGCGATGGTCATCCACGACGAGCCATTCCATCGGCTTGAGCGTGCTCAGATCCACGCGGACTTCCGGCAGATGCGGCCAGGCCTCGAAGCTGCCTTTGCGGGCGAGCAGGTTCACCACTTTGGCGGGCTTGTGACGCAGGAAGGTGGAGAGGCTCCATCCTGGAGGCGGGCGATGGATCGACCACGGGCACACGGCAGGTGGCTCGCGGAAGGGATAGGCAGCGGCGTAGAGATCCCGCCAGGTGCCCGCGTCTTCGATGCTCTCACCGGAGATCAGCTCACGAAGGATGCTCTTCCAGCTTTCGGAGAGGCCGCGCTTGTCATTCGTGGCCACGCGGCCTTGCCAGCGCTGAATCACGGCGGCGGTGAGGATGATTTCGCGCTCGGTGGCCGTGCAGCCTTCGAGACCGCATCCACCGCACTTGCGGTGATCGACGAGGCCCGCCGCGCCCAGGATGGCAAAGCGTTTGTAATACCACCGGCGGAGCGTTTCCGCCGAGCGGCTCGTGCGCTTCGCGATGGCGGTGATCGCGGGCAGCTTCTTCGCCGCCGCCGCGATCTCCTTCATCAGGGGGAGCAAGGCGAGGACTTCGTTGCGGGCATCCTGCGGCAGCTTGGGGAGCGCTTCGGAGAAGCTCACACGCGGCACGGTGAGCGCGGTGCTCGTCGTGGTGATGAGAGCGGGAGAGTGGTCGTCGCGGTCCATGAGGGTCAAAGGGTCAAAGGTCAAAAAGGTCAATCAGGTCACCGCTCCCAGGGTTCGAGGTAGGGCAGGCCAGCGAGGGCGAAGACATCCTGCTCACTGCGAGCGAGGATGAGACCGCCGGGAGAGAGGTCATCACGGCCCGTGGCCGCACAGGCCTTTTCAAGGTCATCCACCGTGAAGCCGCCGTGATACGGAGCCCAGGCGAGGCCGCGCTCTTGAGCAGCCTGAGAGAGGCGGATGTTATTCTCTTTGCTGCCCGTGCGGCACACGAGGTAGTTCCAAAAGCGTGGCACCTGGATCGAGAAGAAATCCAGCGGGATGCCAGAGGCCACATGCACCGCCAGCTTGTTTTGCTTGCCCCAGGCCATGCCACCCTGCGCATTGAGGCGCGGCTCAATGATGCGGTCTCTCAAGAGGCTCTCAAGAGCAGCGTCGGTGAGATCCCCTTCGCGGGTGAAGAGGCCATCCTTCACCGGGCCAAACGCGGGCGAGTAAACGAATTCGATGTCGCCCACTTCCGCCTTGCGGCGGCGGAGAGATCCCGCCACACGCAGCCAGGGCTTTCCTTCACCATCTTTGGCACAGGCAGGCTCAAGGTGAGGAAGCAGCTCACGCACCACGGCCTTGGCTTCATCGGCGGAGAAACGGCGCTTCATAGAACAGGCACCTCCCGCTTGGTGAAGTTGTCTTCGATCAGGCTGAGCACCGAGAAGCCATTCGGATCGCTGGCGCGCTTCTCGTGAAGGTACACAGAGCCACAGCATTCGGTGCGGAATTCATTGCTCGCGCCATGCTGCACGAAGTCTGGCTGGTATTGACCGCAGATGCATTGGCAGCCTGTGAGAACGCCTCGACGCGTGGCCTCGGTGATGAGTTCGAGAAAGGGGTGGGTAGGTTCGCCGGAGTTCATTGTTCGGCTCCTTTCTTGGCCTCTTGGAGGGATTCACGCTTCGCGGCGCATTCGGCGGTGCCGATGTGGGCGCGAAGGTCAGCAGGCTTATCGAGGCAGGCGGGGCAGGTGCCTTCCGCGATGAGCAACGGGGCGAAGTCGGCAAAGGTCCGCGCCTGGTCACGCGTGGTGAACTCCGCGGCCTGGCGTCCGTAGATCTTCACGAGCCAGGCGGTGCCACTCTTCCGGGCGGCTTTGTAAACGCAGAGATCCACCTTGGACATCGGAGCGCCGGAGAGGCGGATGGCCTCCACATTGGCGAGCAGGTCATCGACGAGCTGCACGCTTTTCAGGCTCGGGCGGCGTCGGTTCTTGATGGAGGCGCGGCACATCATGACTCGGCTCCTTTCTTTTCGCGGATGCCCATCGCGGCCAGGCCTTCGATGGTGGGTGTGTAGTTCGCCACGGCTGTCTTGCGGAGGTAGCCGAGCTTCACGAGTTCATTCACGCGGCGGCGGCCATTGTCATAGACGGTGTCACGAGCCGCGCAGAGCGCAGCCAGACTGTGGATGCGTGTCTTACCTTGGCAGGCAAAGGCCAGCATGAAGAAGAGCGATTGGCAGCGGGCCTTCAAATTGGCGTGCTTCCTGATGAAGGTGCGGGCGGCCTGCGCGGGCGTCATGAAAAGTTCTTCGGTGGGTTTCATGCAATCTCCTCCTTGAGCTGGTAAAGGTGGCACTTCGCGCCGCGTGGGCTGTGGGTGTGCTCCGTGCCGATGACGGCCACGAAACCGGCATTCACCAACGCGGTGAGATGCATCCACGTTTGAGCACGGGACACTTTGAGCAGCGGGGCCAGCTCGTCACAGGTCCAAGCCTGGTTGTGTGCCAGAAGGAAAAAGAACACACGAAGCTGGCCCATGCCTTGCACGCGGCTCATGATCTGGAGCGCCGTCTCAGCGTGCTCAGGGGTGAAGGGTTGAGCAGGCATGCTACTTCTTCCCTCCTTTCACGCGGGCTTCCGCATCTCTGCGGGTTTTGATGAGGAGGGCGATGTCATGGAGCCATCCTTCGAGCTGGTTATGTTGAGCGCTGAGCTCGTCGTCATTGAGGTGCTGCCAGGTGCCGCCCTGGCGCATGTCCCGGATGCTCGTCATGTTCTCCAGGGCCGTGCTGCGCAAAACGGCGGGATCGAGGTCATCCCCGCGATTGTGCGCTCCGCCTTTGAAGTCGTTCTTGGCACTCTTACCACCGGCGGGCGGGGCTTTGGCCTTCTTTTCCTTCCAGGCTCCAAAGTCGAGCATCATCTGGCTCATGCTGCGACCATCGGCGGCCTTCTCCAGGGCCTTTACCACTTCCTTTTGACGTGCCTCTGGAAGGGCCGTGAAGGGCTTGTTAAGAACGTCGGCTTGCGTGAGGATCGGGATGTTCTTTTTGCAGGCCTCCGCCAGCTTCATGCAGCGGTCACAGGTGTCGATGGAGAGGCCGGTTTGACCCTCGACCATGTCTGCCCAGGGGATAATTACCGCAGACTGCGGTAATTTCTCGGACGGGCGGCCTGCTTTGATGCCAAGCTCGCCTTTCAGCCTGAGTAGCTCATGCCCCAAAAGGATGCTCTCATGCGTGGCACGGCGGCCATGCTCGATGATGTTGGCGACGTGTTTGCGGGCGGTGTCAAAAGCCTTGATCGGCTCGCCCTTGATGGTGATGCCTTGCGGCGTGGTGATGGTGGTGAGGGCTTTACTCATGGTTCGGTGAGGCTGAATTCGGCGAATTTTTCCACGGCGCATTTGGCCACCAGGCCCCGCGTCGTGAGGGTGTAGGTTTGCGGCTCCGTTTCGAGCAGCAGGCCGGTGTCCGCCATGCGGCGTGCCAGCGGGAGGACATCGGAGTCCATCTCCGAGAGATCCATCAGGCGGCCTTCGCAGCGTTCGAGCAGCGTGAGCCAAAGGGTGAGTTCGCGTTCGTTCATGGCGTTAGGAGGGCAGGTGGTAGCGGCGGCGCACATCGCGGCGGCGGTTGCGGGCACTGCGGCGCAGGGCCTTGTTCACAGCGAGAGCCAGTGCGGCGAGGGCGGCTGTGATGGGCAGCCAGATGAGCGCGAGAGCGAAGTAGTAAGAGGGATCGTGCATGGTCGTGAGGTCAGTGAGGTCAAAGGGGTCAGTGAGGTCACGCGGTTGGGCCGATGGGGAGGTGAGCCCATCCGATCACCTTGGTGCGAACGAGTGAGGAGCTAGCCCAGCGCCAGACGTGGCCGTCATGGAAGGCTTCACCCACGCGGTCATGGTGATCGCAGAGCAGCACGGTGATTTCGGAGTCCGGCAAAGACTTATCCGTGATCCAATGAATGGTTTCGGTATTCTTCATGATCACGCGGCGGGTTTGAAGTTCGGCACCTGCGGGCGGCTAGGCGCATGACGAGCGAGCAGCCGCTTGATCGGCTGGGTGGTTTGAGCCGTGCCGCTTTCGGTGATGATGCGGCCTGATTTGGCGGCCATCGTGAGAAGGCCGATCACCGCGTGATCAAGGAAGAGAGAACCGGGGAAGGGATGGCTGACGAGCTGAGGCTCTGCGGCTTGGGGTATGGGACTGGCTTGCATGGGGCGGGTGGTGTTCGGGTTCGTGTTTGGGGTTCACGCCACGGCCTTCGGGCTCGGGGCGACTTGGGGGAAAAGGTCTGAATTGGGATCGAAGGGGATGACGTTCCCCACAGCGGGCTTGGTCTTCTTGGCGGTCTGCTGCCGCGCTTCGATCACTGTGGCCCCGCTGGCGATGCGTTGGGCGAAGGCCTCCCACTTCGGCAGGATCTCGCGGATGCTCTCCATCAGCAGCGTGCGCGGGTGCGTGTGGGTGATGAGATGGGCCAGCACCGCGCTGGCGGTGAAGCGCCAAATGTGCTTCTTGCCGCGCTGCCGCGTGATGAGATTGGGGCAGGTACCTTGGCCTCCCTCACTCAGCCAGCGGGCTTGGCGCTTGGCGTTCTCACTGGCGATGCGGTCGTTCCTCGAGATCCATGAGCATTCGATTTCCCCCGTGATGCAGAGCCGGTGCAAAACGGCGCTGCTGCAATCGAGCACATAAGCCACATCCTTCGTGCCCAGCTCGTGAGACGAGCGGGTGACTTCGAGGAAACGTAAGAGGCGGGGATCGTGCATGGGGAGCGGAAATGAGGAAACCAGAATGAGGAAGGACGAATGACGGGCGGTCAGTGAGGTCAGATCCACTCGCCGCGACCGAAGGCGACGGAACAGCCCGTGCGTGGGTCGATGAGCGCAATCAGGCCGTGGACAGGAGTGACGTTGTGCAGGCTGCCAGAGGTGAAGCGGTGACCACTCGTTGTGGTGTAGTCGATCAACAGCTTGATCGGGTGAGCGAGGGGTCGGTTGGTGAACTGGATGGCGGGGGTTTTCATGATGGATCAGGCGTCGAGTTGCTCTTGAAGGGCGGCGAGATCGGTGAGGAGCTGCTCGGCGCGGTTGTGGAGATCGGGGCGGTCACGGGTCGAATCGGCCAGGGCCAGCTCGTCGATGATGCGGGTCATGCTGCGCTCGCAGCCTTCGAGAAGCTCCTGCGCGAGGATGAGATGGGGATTACGGGGCATGGGGTTTGTCGTGGAAAGTCGTGGTTATTTCGACACGCGTGCAAAAATCATGCAGCGATGCCGAGGTCACCCTTGAGGAGGGAGCGGACGTAGGCGCTGAAATTGTTGTCGTGTTTCGCCTCGGCCTTTTTGAGGGCAGCGCGGTAGAGGCCGGGATCAAGAGCTAGGGCCGCAACCATGCGGGCCTTGATCGGTTTGATACGACGACGCCCGGAAAGGGGCGCGAGAGTGGTGGCAGGCATGGCGGGTTTGATGCGGGGTTTGGAGGCTTGAGTGCGTGCGGTTGTTTTCATGTGGCGTGTAGGTGGCCGGTTTGTGGCGCGGCGCTATAATGTCGAAAGAGTTTATACGTGCAAGCTCGAATGATAAATAATTTATACACGAAGTCCCAAAAGACGAAAAGCATTCCCCTTGCAGCCAAGGGTAGGGCGTCGAAACTGCCTCGACATCGTTCCCGCTTTTCCCTCATGGCTACCCTTCGCAAACCCGCCGCTGTCAGCATGGACCCGCTCCTTTTTGAGCGGGCCAAGGAGCGTGCGGTGGCACTCGGGTTTCCCACATTCTCAGCCTACGTCACACAGCTCATTCGAGCCGACATCCTCGGCGGCGGAGAGATGAGTGTGCGGGAAGGGGCCATCACGCCGCCTGTGACGGAAAGCCGCCGCGAGGTGCTGTATCAGAAGATCAAGAAACTGGCGCAGGAGCTTTAAACCATCAACGAACTGCCTCCCATGAAGCCCTTCCAGCGTCTCAGCCTCATCATCATCGTCTCTTCGCTGCTGCCTACGTTCGCGGTGGTGTGGTCGCGTTGCAATGAGAGCCGGGAGAGCGCGGAAGATAAGATCGCTATGGCAGAGCTTCGCCTCACTGTAAAAGCTCTAATCATCGACCGGGCAGCCGAACCAGAAAAAGGGGATGAGTATGTCGAAGCCAAACTTTCTCGATGGCTTTCTGATCATCCAGGGCATCCATGCGCGGCCCTCATTCGAGAGCCTTTGCGTCGTATGCGGGAGGAACATCCAAATCTCCGCCCCTACCACTGCGGTGCAGTTGAAGCGGCGGCACGGGCTATTGTTGGAGCTGATACACCTCCTTGACCTGGCTGACATCATTCACCATCCTTCACCACCAACGACAACCCTTCACCTTCCTCCAACCTTATGAAAACCATCTCGCTCATCCTCCTCTCGCTCAGTGCCATCTCGGTTTCTCTCCCGGCTCAGACCGCCGCTGAAAAAGCCGCTGCCATGAAGGCCTCCGAGATTCGCAACCTCAAGATCCATGAGGCCAAGAAAGAGGTCATGGCTCAGGCCGTGCGGTTGTTCGTGCGAGTCAAAGAGAGTGTGCCGGAGGGGCTGCGCTGTGAATGCCGTGAAGTGGTGCTCGTGCCGACGAATAAGCGAAACCTCGACGGCTCTTACATCTGCACGGAAACCGCCAGCAAGAAAAGCCGTCCAGACATCTTGATTCTAGGGGAGAAGCCGCACCCCGAGGGTGCTGAGCTGATTCCGCTCACTTTGTATCCCATGCCAAAGCCGATGGGGATGAAAGGCAAGGCCTTGTGCTACGCGCTCAAAGCGGACGTGGCAGCGGAAGGGATCGTGGCCGCGAAGTAGAACAACGTGCTTCCTCCTTCACCGCGCTCCTCACGGGCGCGGTTTTTTTATGCCTGCGAAGCTCGGAGGCTCTGACCTCGAATTAACGGCGCTTCCGGCGGCGTGAAGTCAGGCCCGTGTGAGGCCAGGCTCACCTCGCTCCCGCATGGGGCAGCCTTGGAAACAAGGCGGCGCGGCGTGGGCGTGGTTTTCTCGGGAAGTTTTTCCGCGATCCGCGCCGCGCCGAATGCGGGAAAGATCAAAGCTGAAAGATCAAAGATCAAACCATCATGCAAACCATCCTCCGCCACTTCATCACCGCCCTGGGCGGTGTTCTCCTCGTCGATGTCACGAACACGCAGAGCTTCGTCTTCGGCCTCGCGTGCCTCTTCTTCACCTGGCTGTGGAGCCTCGCCTCCAAACTCGAATGGACGGAAGCCATTCATGTGAGTGATGAAATGAAGTCCGTGGCGAAGAAAGCCCTGGCCGCGCTCGTCTCGCAAGGCCTCGCAGCGCTCTCCGGTTACATGCTCGCGCATGGCTTCGAGGGAGATCCGAATGATCCGGCGGCGGTGATGCTCTTCCTCGCGAACCTCGGAGCCTCCCGCATGGGATGGCATCAAAAGGCACTCGGCATGAAGCCGGTGCTTCTCTTTGCCCTTAGCTCTTTGCCCTTTGCTCTCAGCTCCTGTTCGAGCACGTCTCAAGACGCTCTGAAAAAGCGTCTCGAAGCCGCTCTCGTGAGTGCGGGGCGTGAAGTCTCTGCGGTGGCCTTGGAGAGTACCATCACCACGCTCCGCCGTGAGCTGGCCCTGCTCGAAGCGAAGCCCGTCGATGAAGATCCGATGCAGCAGCTCCTCGATCAAAACCGCATCAGCGCCATCAAGGCGGCCATTCGTCTCGGTGAAGAACGCCTCACCAAGCTCCGCAGCTCGAAGGCCGTCATCGAGGTTAATCCGGTCAGCAGCGTCACAAACGGAGAAGGATGGCACCGCAGAGATTGGAAGGTCGCGGAGGAGTCCAGAGGTTTGCTGGCTTCATCTTCCCCCCGTCTCCAAGTCTCCAAATCCCCGCGTCTTCAACTGCCTCTATACGCGCCGCAGGTCGTCGCTCATTTATCAGCGTCTCATTAGCGTCTCATCAGCGGTTTAAAATCCCCGAACACTCCCACGCTCCATGAACCTCACCCCTGACCAGCTCGCCACCGCCATCATCCGGGAAGCCTCGCGCTTCATCGGGCTGCGTGAAGTGCGGCCCAATGCAGACTGGAACAATCCTTCCACGCCTGGCCCGGATAGCGTGCTCGTGAATGAGCTGCGGGCTATGATGCGGCCTTCTCCCTGGCAGCCGGGATGGGCTTACTGCGCGGCCTTCGTGGAAGGGATCGTTGTGCGGGCGCTCAAAGAGCACGCCTCGAAGTTCGCCGCCCTCTTTGGGCCGCACTGCATGACGAACGTGCGAGCCTTCAAACAACGGAAGATGCTCAATCCACTGCCGGTGCCTGGGGCCATCTGGCTGGCTCGCCATGGCGAGACGGATCAAGGCCATGCGGGCATCGTGACCACCACGGGCACGCTGACACGCTCCATGGCCACCATCGAAGCAAACACCTCGCTCGATCCCAGCACGCCAAGCCAGGAACGGGAGGGCGATTGGATCACCACCCGCATGCGCAAGATCAACGGCGCAGGCTCGCTGGTCACGCAAGGCTTCATCCATCCGGGTCACCTCATCCAGCTCATCACGAGCTGATGAGCCAAAGCGGACGAGGGCGTCCGCGCTCCTATCTGCCATTCCTCATTCGCCATTCTGATTTCCTCATTCCCTCCCCTCATGCTCGCTGAAACCGACATCTCTGCCGTTCCCGCTGAACTCATCAAGCATCTGCTCACGCTGGGCTTGGCGTTCGCGGGCGTGTGGTTTGCGAACAAGCGGGCGTCACGCGGCACAAAGGAAAGCCCGATCACAGTCGAACAGCCTCTCGATGTGCGAAAGCATGATGCCGCCGCGAAGGCAAGCGATGTGAAGCGTGTCGAAGTCGAGCAGGCGGCCATCAAGGCGGCCCTTGACCAGGTGAAGGCGCATTTTGATAACAAGCTCGAAATCGTGAAGCGGGAGATCACCACCGCAGGCCAAACGCGGGCCGATTCCATCATGGGCAAGATCGACCGCGAGATCGAGGCGATGCGTCAGAACACGGAAGCCCGCGTGCGAGAACTGCATGAAAAGATCAACGCCGTGCAGGTGGATAGCGCTTCACACGCTGCCCACATCGAAGATTTGAAGGTGAGAGACCACGCCCACGAAACGCAGCTCCTCACCCTCCTTAAGTCCGGCAACAAACCCCGTTAAACACCATGCGCTCCGCACTCATTCTTGCGCTACTTCAGCAACTTCACGCCATCCACCCCAACGGCATGCGTTCCGCCGATCTCTGCACCGGCGTCAAACTCATGGGCCACCCCAAAGAGACGCCGGAAAGCATCACGAGCATCCTGCATGACATGGAAGGCGTCGGCCTCGTGAAGAGCACGCCGGACCGCCTGGATGCCTCCGTGACCCTTTGGGCACGCACCGAGGCCGGGCGCGTCGAACTCGTCAAATACGGGCATGCGTGACCGCCTGCGGCGGAATGACAAAACCAGAAACCAGAAACCAGAATCCTTTCGCATGGCTCATAGCAAAACGAAGATCACCCAGGAACTCAGCCCGCAAGAGCTGGAGGCCTTCTGTGCCGAACTCGCCGCCGTGCCTCATGGAGACATGGCCGCGAAGATCATCGAGCTGGCGAAAGAGAAGGGCATCGAGATCGGGCGCAGTGCGGCCTATGAATTCAAGAACAAGGAAGCGCTGCCCTGGCTCCGCCGTTTGCAGCTCCGCAAGGAAAAGGCCCGCATGGTGGCCGAGGCCGGGGAGGATGACAGCGGACGCACGCTGGCCGATGCCGCTGCGGCTGAACTCGGCCAGATCGCCTTTGACATGGTCAGCGAGCTGGATGGCCAGATCGACATCACCACCGAGGAAGGTCGCCTTGTCTTTGATGCGGCCACCAAAGGCATCCATCGCCTCCGCACCGGAGACCGCGCCATGATCACACAGCTCCAGAAGACCGTGAAGGAACTCGAAGATCAACGCCGCGAGGCGGATAAAGCCTTGAAGGCGGCCAGCGGCAAAGAAGGCGGCATCAGTGACGAAACGATCAAGGCCGTGCGCCAGGCGCTCGGCATGAGCACAGAAGCATGAACATCATCACCCAGCCTGAAACCGAAGCCGCACGCGTGAAGCGCGTGGAGGCCGCCTACTGGCTGCCCACACAGGAGCGATGGATTCGCAGCAAGGCACGCTTCAAGCTGATGGCGAAGACACGCCGCTATGGTGGCAGCTATGCGAACAATTACACCATGGTTGAAAAGACCGGGCGGAAGGGGAACATCTTCGATGCGTGGATCGGCTCGCGTGATTTGCTGGCGGCTCGGCTCTCCGTGAATGACTGCAAGTTCTTCACACGGGACGTGCTCAAGATCGCCGCGAAGGATGCGCAGGAAGTCTTCATTGATGATGACCGCAAGATGAAGGCCTTCGAGATCGAGTTGGGCAATGGGCGCTTTGTGCGGGGCCTCAGCTCCTCGCCGGATGCCTTCGCGGGCAAGCAAGGCTGGATGTCGCTCGATGAGTTTGCCCTGCACAAGGAACCGCGCCAGCTCTACGGCATTGTGCAGCCTGCGCTCACGCGTGGGGGGTCCCTGAGCATCATCAGCACGCATCGCGGCACGGCGAATTTCTTCAACGAGCTGGTCAAGGAGATCAAAGAGAAGGGCAACCCGAAGCGCTTCGATTACTTCGAGATCAATATCGAGGAGGCGGTGAAGGAAGGCTTGTGGATCAAGATCAAACAGACGCTCATCAAGAACGGCGTCGAAGATGAACGGCTCCCGTGGAGTGATGAGGACTTCCTGCGCAGCCTGCGCAAGGAGTGCGCCACCGAAGAAATGTGGAGGCAGGAGTACATGTGCATGCCCTGCGATGACTCCGCCGCGCTGCTCACCTGGGAAGAGATCACCGCTGCCACACTCACGGCAGAGCAGATGCGCGCCATGAACATCCCCGCCGATGCGCCGCGCTTCGCGGGCATGGATGTGGGCCGTCACAACCACCCCTCCGTGTATTGGCAGTGGGCACTCGTCAATGGCTTGTGGATTGAGGAGATCGTCGAGCCCCTGCACAAGATGGACTTCGCCACGCAAGAGGCTCTCTTCATCGAGCGGGTCAGTGCTCGCAATGTTCGACGCGCCGCCATTGATGCCACCGGCCTCGGTATGCAGATGGCGGAGAATGCCGTGAAGGCCTGCCCTGGGAAAGTGATCCCTGTCACCTTCAATCAGCGCATCAAACTGGAGATGGCCGTCAAAGCGAAGCGGAAGTTTCAGGATCGCATCGTGCGGCTCACGGATACACCGAAGCACCATTACGAACTCTACAGCATCAAGCAGAAGGCCGGGCACGGGGAGAGCATCGTCATCACCAGCGAGGCCGGACTCACTGACGGTCACGCGGACTATGCATGGGCCGGATTTCTGGGCCTGCATGCCGGGGATGAGTCCACCGCGCCCCCCCTCGAAATGATCCTGATTTAACCCCTTTTCCGAAACCCCGCCTTTTTGCCCTGAGACCCCGTTCCAGCCGCCATGACAGCCAAAGCACCTCACCCCCCTCTTAAAAACGCTCCCAGCCGCTTAAAAACGGCAGTGGTGGGCGGATCGTCAGCGGGTTTCGCCGCTCGGGGTCGGATGATCCATTCCCGCCCGCCGGGACGCATCCCGGATAGCATGCCGTTTTTTCCGCTGGTTCCGTGAGGGTTCATTCCTTCAACAATCAGCAATCGCCATTCCTCAATCGTCATTCCTTCCCCTGCCTGTCATGAACTTTTCTACCCGCTTCAAAGCCGCTCTCGGCACCCTCTTCAATGTCAAAGGTTGGCAGCAGGCATGGGCACGCGGGGAGGATGTGGGCAGCCTCGGCGGCGGCTCATCATCCTCCCGCTTTCATGAGGCGGCCTCGCAATCCGCGTGGGTTTTCCGCTGCCTCCAGCTCATCGCCGGTCCCATCCGCAGCGTGCCGCTCGAATGGTATGAGCCTGGCTCCGATGAGCAGGATGAACTCAATGATCCAGAACTGAGCACCTTCTGGCGACGCCCCGCCATCACGAGCGGCGGTGTGCGCTTGAGCCTCGGGGATTTCATCGAACTTTCCTGCCACTCCATCGGCCTGCATGGGCAGGCGTGCTGGATTCTGGATGACACCTGGCTGACACGCGGCGGGGTGAAGTCTCCTTTAATCCTGGCCCGTGCGGATCGACTCACAGCCATCAAGCGAAACGACGAACTCCTGGGCTGGCAGTTCATCGACGGCGCGGGCCGGGGTTATCAGCTTCTCCCTCAGCAGGTCATCCGGCCCCGCTTCCTCAATCCCTATGATGATGTCGAGGGCCTCGCCCCGATGGCCGCCGCCTGGAATGCCGCCGCTGGTGATCATGCCGCCGGAGTCTTCGCCCGAAACATCGCCAGTGCGAACGGAGACCAGGGCGTCTATGTGGTGAGCAAGAGCGGCACACTTACGCCAGAGCAGCGTGACCAGGTCATTGCCCAGCTCCGCCAGAAGGCCGCGCTCGCCAAGCGCGGGGATTTCCGCGCTGCCTTCCTCACGGCGGATGTCTCCATTGAAGATCCGAAGATCAAGACGGTGGATGATGCCTTCTTGAATGGCCGCCACTTCTCGCGGGATGAGATCGCCGCCGCGTTTGGGGTGCCTGCCTCCATGCTGCAAAAGATGGAGAGCTATTCCATCGGCGCGGCCTCGGATCGCTACCGCCTCATTGATGAGACCTGCGTTCCGATGGCGGCCCGCCTGGCCGAGGCCATGGGTGAGATTGAGCGACTCCGCACAGCGCGGGACCTGGAAGCCGCCTTTGATTGGTCCGCGCACAGCGTCATGAGCCAGGTGCGCAATGAGAAGGTCAAAGCCGCCGCCGATGCCTGGAAGTGCGGCATTCCCTGGAAGGTGCTCAATGAGAGCATGGATCTGGGGCTGGATGAGTTTCCCGGCTATGACAAGGCGTGGTTGCCGATGAGCTTGGAGCCCGTGCCGGGCAATGAGGAAACCAGAATGAGGAATGAGGAATCAAGCCCGAAGCCCGAAGAGATCACCGAGCCGAAAGCCCTCCTTCGCTCCAACATCAAGACGCTGGATGGCATGGTGAGCGTGCTCGAAAAGCTCGCCGCACAGCCGTCAATCCCGTCAACCACGTCAACGAAGTCGGAAGCGAACGCCAAGCGCCTGCGCCTGTGGAAATCCCACATGGCCGCCCGAGCACCTTCGGAAAAGCTCTTCAAGGCGAAGATCACGAAAGCTCTCATGAAGGCCCGCGCCGAAACGCTGGGGAAGATCGAGAGCAGTGAGAAGGCGCTCGCAGGCATCCGCCAGCGCGGCGTGCTCGACCTCATCTTCTCGCTCGCCGATTTCACCGCCGCGCTGATCACCGATCTCCGCAAGGCTCACGAGCAAACCCTGGCCGATGCCACGGGGCAGTTCCTTTTGGAGATCGCCCGCGAGGATGATCCGTGGAAGATGGAAGCCACCCAGGTGCTCAACTTCCTCACTAGCCGCGAGAACCTCATTCGTGACGCCTCCCGCGAGATGCATCAGGACATCTTAAAGACCCTTGAAGAAGGTCTTCAGAAGGGCGAAACGACGCAGCAGCTCGCTTCCCGTGTGCGCACGGAGTTCAACGGCCTCAGCAATGAGCGGGCCGTGATGATCGCCACCACGGAGACCGGCGCGGCCTATGGAGCCGTCCGCCATGCGGCCACCGAAGAGCTGGGCATCCCCTTCAAGCAATGGCTGAGCGCTCAGGATGACCGCGTGCGGGCCACGCACCGCCGCATTGATGGCACCATCGTTCCCACGGGTGAACCCTTCCGCGTGCCTCTCAAGGATGGCGGCGAGGATCTCATGATGCACCCCTGTGACAGCGGCGGCAGCGCCGAGAACGTGATTCAGTGCCGCTGCGTGGAGATCCCGATGATGGAAGAGGATGTGCCGGAAGAGTGAGGGGGAACGAACCAGCTCTGCCGACGGCGGGCGTAACACCTACGCAACCATGAAAGACACCATTCGAGCCGTTGGCAGCAGTGTCATTGTTCGGCTTCGTCGTCGCCCTTTGCGCGATCAAGTCACCTACTGGCGCGAACTCTGGATGAAAGAGAATGTCGAGCGTCTGAGGCTAAAGGATGCCATTGAAATCACGCTGCGGCAAAATGCACATCTTACAGACGGTGACGTTTGCACACTCAAGATACTCAAGGACTCCATTCGTGAGCCGAACGCAGAGGTATCCCACAAATGACAGCCGCCTCAACGCTTCCGCTTCGCACCAACACTGCCACGGCTGGCATTTGTTGGGATCACCGTCTTGTTCCCCTGCGGGGGGATGGCACGTTGCAGTAGCGCCAGCACGAAGGCCGAATGATCTGGGGTGGACGAGCCAGAGCACCAATCGTAGGCCGTGGATCGCGGCAACCCGAGGGCGATGAGGTCGGCGGGCTTGACGGGTATGGCAGCAAGAGAGTCGTGAAACATGGCGCACCCTACCACCAAAGAAAAATCCGACAATCGGAAAGTCGTTCTTGCAATGGTCCGACAATCGGACACAATACCCGCATGAGCGAACCAAAATCATTCCAAGAAAAATGCCTTTCAAAATTCAGTGCCGACTTCGAGGCGGCGGCGGACAAGATCGCGGCGAGGTCCAAGAAAGACCCCGAAGGTAAATTTGTGGTCTTCGTGGACGGCATGGATGGCGATGTGTCTGGGGACTGGATTGCGGCGACCATCGCGGTCACTTACGCCTTTCGCCACGGGGCCACCGAAGTAGTCCTCAAACGGTGGCCTGAGCAGGGGAACAAAGAGCTGAGCCGCTAGCGAGCCTTGGCGAGTCTGTCGGCTCCAGCGGGAGTTCTCTGGGGAATGGTATCAAAGCGGACGAGGGCGTCCGCGCTCCACGATAAATCATTCGGCCTTCCTCATTCTGGTTTCGACATTCCCGCCGAAGGCGGGCCGTTCCCGCCTCCGGCGGGCCGCTAACGGCGTTTGCGGCGGCGTGAAGGCTTTCACCCCTGCGGCACACTGGCCGCATGTCCGAACGCCTCGCCCGCCTCATCACGCCGGAAATCAAAGTCATCTCCGCGCAAGACTTCACCGTCGATTACATCGCCAGTGATGCCACCCTAGATTGCTACAACGAGGTGCTCATCGCGAAGGGGGTGAAGTTTGATCGCTTCGCCAAGAATGCGCCCTTTGTGGATTCGCATGATTACGGCACGATTGAGAAGCTGCTCGGCAGTGTGATCGAGTTCGGCGTGAAGGCCGGGAAGGTCGTGGAGCGCGTGAAGTGGGCGGCGGATGTCTCGCCCCTCGCCGCGCTGGGCTTCAAGCTCACGGAGAGCGGCCATCTCAGGGCCGTGAGTGTCGGCTTTATCCCGGTGAAGTATGCGTGGAGCGGCTCACCCGAGTTTGCGGCCATGGCGAAGGAATGCGGCATGGACATCGAGACCGCCGCGCAGTGCCGCTGCATTCACCGTGAGTGGATGCAGATCGAACTTTCCGCCTGCATCATCGGCGCGAACCCTTCCGCCCTGGCGAAGGCCTTCAAAGACGGCGCTCTTCAAGAGCGAGACCTGGCCGCCATCGGCTTTGCCGGTGACAATGAATTTGAGTTCCTGCAACTGGCCGCTGGCTCCTATGACGGTGCAGACGCTTTGCAGCGCCTGCAAATCAAGCTCGAACTCCAGCGCATCTACCGCGCCCGATCCCTTTCCTCCGCAAGCAGCAGCACGCCTCACCATCATGCGCCTGGCGGCGATGGCGAGGCCAAACGCCAGGCTGAACAGCGTGCGGCGGATCTCCGAGAACTCGCAGCGGCCCTGAAGGCCGTGCCGCGTGTTCCGGCGGCCTCGTGACCGCCCTCACGACGTTAGCGAACCCACCTCATTCAAACTCATCCTTCCATTTTATGAAGCTCAAGCATCACCCACTCTTTCATTCCGATCCTGAACTCAACGGCGGCGGCCTCGGTGAGGTCATCGCCGGTGTCAAAGACATCAAAGGCACGCAGGAAACCCTGCTCAAGAATTACGACCAGCTCGACGGCAAGGTCAAAAAGGCCATGGAGGAATTCACCACCCTCAAGAATCAGCAGGCGGATCAAGGCGAGATCCTGCGCAGCATGCAGCGTCTTCAAAAGACGCTCGGCATGGAGCGTCGGAACCTCTTCGGCTCTCCCGCCAAGCGCATCGCTTACGACGAAGAAAAGCGTAACCTCTTTGTCGCTCGCCTGTGCCAAAGCCTGGAGATCGTCGAGCGTGCGCCGAAACACATCCGCGCCATCTGCAAGGATCTCGACAACGCCAACACGCCCGGCTCCACCTACATCGCCAACAACGAGCTGGAGCGAGACATCTACGACCTGCTCGCCACCTTTGGTGTGTTCAATCAGTTCGATGTGCGCATGATCGGGGCGAAGGCCACCGAAGTGCGCCTCAAGACGGCCCGCGTGGCTGCCGTGTTCGTGGATGAAGCCGCCGCCATCGGTGCGGATTCCACCAAGGCAGGTAGCAAGGTGGCCGTCACTCCCGGCAAGATCGGCGCACTCATCAGTGTGTCGAGCGAGCTGCTTGAAGATGACGTGGGCGGCCTCGTTGAGGACGTGCTCAACGACATCGCCGAGAGCATCGCCTTCCGCATCGACTGGATCGCCATCGCAGCCGATGGCGGTGCAGACAGCACGGATGGCGGCTTCACCGGCATCATGGGCGGTGGTGGCACGGATCGAACCGCAGCCAGTGGCAATGTCAGCATCGCCACGCTCGATTATGAGGACGTGCTGGCCTGCGTGACGAACCTGCCTGTGGGCCTGCTTCAACGCGGCACCGCGAAGTGGCTCATCAATCCGACCATTCTCGCGAAGATGCTGCTCATCAAAGGCACGGATGGCCGCCCCATCTTCAACACCCCGCTCGATGCACCCAGCTACGGTGGCCTGGGCACCATCTTTGGGTTCCCCGTCGTCACCAGCCCTGTGTGCCCCAGCACGGACAGCGCCGGTGCCCGCGTGGCAGCCTTCGGTGATTTCAGCGCGGAGGCCATCCGCATCCGCCGAGGCATCACCTTCGACCGCTCGGAGCATTGGGCCTTTGACACGGACGAGGTCACCTTCCGTGGCACTGCCCGTGCCGGAGCCCGCGTGAAGGCGGCCACCGCCTTCCAGGTGCTCAAGCTGGCCGCCTCGTAACCATCCGGCGCCGCGTGCGTGATCCCCACGCACGCGGCGCTTTTTCTCCACCTCTTACCCTCCGCATCTCATGGCTAAAAAAGCATCACAGAAACCCACAGGCGACGAATCACCGACGATCACCGTCCGCTGCCTCGTGAACTCCCTCGGTGAAGGCGACTACACCTATTCCAAGGGCGACGAATTCGAGACCACCGAAGCTCGTGCCGCTGCCCTCGGCGACAGCGTCGAACTCGTGAAGTGACCTCCCACACGGCGCATGCGGTGTCCGCATCGCATGTGCCGTCCTGAGTTCATTTTTCATCCTTCATCTTTCATCCTTCATCTTTTCCGTGTGAACGCTGGCCTTTCCTCTCTCACCTCCCTGAAGCTCCATGCGCTGCCGCTTGCCCTGCGGGCACGCACGGATTTTGACAGCGCTCTCACGACGCTGGGCCTCGGTGTGGCGGCGATGATGGAAAGCTACTGTGGCCGTTCGTTTGGCCGCACGGTCAATGCCGTGGCCCGCTGCTCGGCGAACAACCTCAGCTTCTCGCTGTCGCGTTACCCGGTGGAGAGCCTCACGAGCATCGTGCTCAATGCCGCTGCCAGTGGCGGTGATACCACGATCACCGCCGATGTGGAGCGCACGGACCTTGCCGCCGGTTTGGTGCATTTTGCCAGCGTGCCCGGCACGCAGCACGATCAAGTCACGATCACTTTCACGGGCGGCTTTTGGTGGGACACCACCGAAGACGCCAGCGGCACGCAGCCCAATGGTAGTGCCGCACTGCCGGCCGATTTGCTGATGGCCTTCCACCTTCAAGTGAAGGCCGTGTGCGAAGCGCAGAACCTTTTCGGCACCGCCGCCGCTGGCAGCTCGAAGGATAAGCCTGCCGCGTCGATGAGCTTCGATTTGATTCCGGCGGTGACGAAGATCCTAGATCGGTATCGCAGAATGTGAAAACGAAAGCGGACGAGGGCGTCCGCACTCCACGCTCAACGCCATGCTCACCGTCTCCACCACGCCGCTGCAACCTTCGCCCGCGCTGCAACGGGCCTTGGCAGGCGTGAAGCTGGAAGCCTTGAAGGGCATCGTGGCACGCGGCCTCACACGCGGCACGCTCTTGATGGCGGCGCAGATCCAAGCGAAGCGCCTCACGGGCAAAGGGCCATTCCCCGTGTCACAGCACAAGCTCGGCGTCGTGAGTGGCCGCCTGCGCCAATCCATCCGGCCCACGGCGGCGCGGATCGAAGGCGACAGCGTCATCTCGTCCATCGGCTCCGTGGTGAGCTACTTGAAGGCGCATGAATTCGGCTTCAGCGGCGCGGTCAAAGTGCGGGCGCATGAGGTCACGATGACATCGCTCTTCGGGAAGAAGCTCGCCGAGCCGCTGCGCTTCTCCCGCCTGGCCTCGACACGCCAGGCGAAGATCCCCGAACGCCGCCCCATCCGCACCGGCATCGAAGAAAACGCCCCGCTCCTCAACCGCGAAATCACCCGCGAACTCAAGAGCCACTTCAGCGGCTCTTAATTCGTCCTTCATCATTCCTCATTCCTCATTTTCCCGATGCTCTCCCCCTCCCAACTCCAGCTCGACATTGCCGCGTTTCTTCTCGGCCTCGAAAGCCCCGTGGTGAATGGCAGCACGGTGACGATGCAAAACGTGACCATCATCACCACGCAGGCCGATGAGAACGCGGGCGATGCCTTGACCTTTGACATCATCATGCAGGCACTCGCAGGCAGCACACCGCGCAATGGCAAGTTTGGCCTGTCTGTGGTGGTGAACCGTCCCGAGATGGTGAACACGGCCCCCAATAGTGCCGTGCTACTCGAAGACCTCACGATCATCCTCGAAGTGGTCGAAGACATGGCGCTGAACCGCGCCGCTGCCACGGGCACAGGTGTGACGCTGGATGATGCCCGCAACGTCGTGGCAAACCTGCTGCACGCCTGGAGTCACGACGGCAAGCATGGCCTCATGTATCGCAAGAGCGATCCCATCCCCGAGGCCGCCCTGGAACCCGGCAAGCGCGGCTGGCAGCTCACCTTCGAGAGCAAGGCTCATGCGCACACGCCCCCCGCTCGCTGTGCCCGCCCCGTCATCACCGACGGCGGCGCTTTGATGACGATCACCTGCGCCACCTCGGGCGCGGCGATTTATTACACGCTCGATGGCTCCGCGCCATCCATCACTTCATCTCTCTACTCCGCGCCTGTGGATGTGGATGCACTACCCACAGGCACCCGCGTTCGCGCTGCTGCCTACAAGGCAGGCCTGCGCCCGAGTGACACGGCGGAGATGGGGATGTGACCCGGCTCCGCCGGGAATGAGGAAACCAGAATGGCGAATGAGGAATAGCAGCGCGGACAGCCGCGTTCGCTTCATTCATCCTTCCTCATTCTGGTTTCGACATTCCCGCCTCCGGCGGGCCGCTAACGGCACTTCCGGCGGCGTGAAGCTAGGCGGCAAAAGCCTAGCATGGCGGGCATGAGCCAAACCGCCAAAGCCCGCCTCGCTATCACCAAAGAGGCCATCGAAAAAGACCTCGCGATGATCCATCCCGATGATCGGAAGGACTACGCGGAGGAACTGCGTGACCTGCTCTCGCGGGCGCTCTCGGCAGCGCGTCGCAGCTCGCATGATCGCCACACGAGCGCGGTCGATTGAATCCCACGAAGCACCACGAACTCAGAACCACGAACCACGAACGCATTAAGCCATGTCCGCCCTTCAAACCATCCGCGAGCCCGCTCTCCTCATCCGCAATCCGCTGGAAACAGGCGGCGGCACGGCGTCCTTCTACTTCTTCAAAGATGGCTGCACGCTCAAGCCCGTTCAGCCGCGCTTCGACATCATGATCGAGGGGCAGGTCTTTGACACCCGCCCGGAAAGCCAGGTGTGGGAGATCAATGGCCGCCTCACGGGTAACTGGGAGAACTTCGCCGTCTTGTTTCCGCATCTCAGCGCGAATCTCGGAGCCTCTCTTTTGGGGGCCACGGATGTGATGTGGCGGCTTATCACCGCCAGTGGCCGCCAGTGGACCTTCTACCGCGCCGCCATCACCAAGCGCCCCAGCCTGATGGCGAAGGTGGGAGATACCCTCCTGGGTGATTTCACGCTCACCGCCGTGCATTCCACGGAAGAGGGAGCCACGCTAGCCTATGCCACGGAACAAACGCACCCCGGCTTTGCCGCGTTCTCCGATACCTCCATCTTGACCCTGGCCCCGGAGGTGGACTTCGGCTCCGATGCCTTCGATGAAATGTGGCCCACCGATGGCGTGGAGATTGATTTCGCCTGGACGCTGGAGCCGGTCATCTACAACCGGCAGATCATCGACTGGACGATCAAAAGCCAAGACATCACCGCCAAGCTCAAGCCGCAGAATGACGCCACCTGGTCGGAGTGGATGACCAAGCTCGGCCTCGACATCGCCATGGGTGCCAGCCCGCCGGTGGCCAACCTCAGCGTCTTTTACAACGGCTTCTATGTGCAGCTCTACAACGCCCAATGCCAGCTTGACCAGTTCAATTTCAAGCACGACGCGAACTTCATCGAAGGCATCACGGCCCGCGTGATGCAGCGCTTCGCGGGTGGATCTGCGCAGCCTCTCGCTTACGTCGGCACGAGTGACTGACCGCCGGAGGCGGAATGAGGAGCCGAGCAAAGCGAGACAGACGAACGAAGTGAGCCCGAAGGGGAGCGAAGCGAATCAAACCAGAATGAGGAAACCAGAACCTTTTCCCTTATGAGTAAAAAAGCCAAAACCAGCGCTGAGTCCGCGCCTATCCCCGAAGCCCTCGCTCCATCTCAGATCAAAGACAAGCTCACCGCGATCGCAGCGGAAAATTCTGCCGCTGAAGAGCTGCTGCAAACGCTCTGCAATGACGCTGTACGATGGTCGAAGCTCAAAGCCCGTGCGGTGAACATGGGTTACAATGCGGTGCAGTTTACCAGCCTGTGCGGAAAGATGGTCCGCACGCGGAAGGAATGGACTCATATCCCTCTGCCCGCCCGCGCCCTGGCGGCTTTTCACGGCCTGCTCATCACGCTCGGCGCGAAGCTCACGGAAGCCGATGAGAAAGCCTACGCAGCCGCGCAAAGCGCGGAATGAGAAAACTAGAATGAGGAAACCAGAACCCCTTCCTTATTCGCCATTCTGATTTCGACATTCCCGCGCAGCGGGGCACTTCCATGGCCGATAACACCACCAACTTTGACATCCGCTTCAAAACGACGGCAGACCTTGCCGCCGCGAAGCTGACCGAAAACGCGGTGAAGGGCGTGAAGCAGGCCAATGAAGGCCTCGATCAAAGCCAGGGGAAAGTCGCAGGCAGCTCGCGGAACATGGGGAACGCGCTGCTGCAAGGCTCACGAGCTTTGCAGGATTCTCAATATGGTTTCGCCGGGGTGGTCAATAACCTCGAAGGCATCGCCTCGGCGATGGGCCTCGGCGCGGGTGTGGCGGGCGTGGTCACGGTGTTGGCGGTGGCGATGCAATCCGCCGCGCCCCACATCGAGGCCTTCTTCGCGAGTCTCGACAAATCGAAGATCGCCACGGATGCTTTAAAGGCGCTTCAAGATCAACTCACTGGCACCGTGCAGGTGAAGACCTTCGCGGAGAAAAGCGCGGAGGATCTCGCGAAGGCCATCCAGGCGGAATCCGATGTCATCGAGGCCGAGAGCACTGCCATCGAACGCAATCTCAAGCTGCTTGAAAAGCGCACGGAAATCGAAAGCCAAGCGGCGAAGAGTAAACTCGACTCCGACATCGAAGACATCAAGGCCCAGGGCCTGCCACCGGAGCAAGAGGCACAGGCCATCGCCGCGAAAAAGAAGGAAGCGCTTGATGAGCAATTCGTGAGGGATCAAGCCGCGCAGGATGCGCGATTGAAGGCCGCTGATGATGAGGTGATGAACCAGGCCAAGGGCGTGGAGCAGGCCAGCGCGGCCCGTGCGAAGGCTGAGGCGGACTTCAAGCGGGTGATCGACTATGACACCGTGAACAGTCAGATCGCCCAGGCGCAGAAGGAAGCGGACGATGCCAAGGCGACTCAGCAGGCCACCTTGATGCAAGAGTCTCCCAACCCCGAGGATCTGCAAAGAGCCGAGCAGCAGCAAAAAGACGCCGAGGAAAAAGTGAAAACGCTTCAGGCTCAAGCGGCTCAGATTTTCACCAGCGGGCCGATGGCGGATAAAGGGACCGCTCAAGCGGCTCTCGCGGCCCGCCAAAAAGAAGAGCAGGAGCGGGCCGCCGCCTTGAAGAAAGCCAATGAAGAGCGGCTGGCCATGCAGCAGATGGAACAGCTCGACGCTCAAGGCCGACTCAATACCTACAACGCTCAGAACGTGAAGATCGCACGGGGGGCGAATCCTGGCGTGTATGATCCTGCCAACCTCCAAGGCGGGGCGGAGGCAGGCTCGGTGAATCCTCTCACGGGAAGCGTGGAAGGCCTGGGCTCACCTTTGGGTAGTGGCACGGCTCGCCCTCTCCCCGCGCCCGTGCAGCCCGCCAATGGGGCCAATCTGGCAGGGCCTCTGCAACAGGCCGCGAACGCTTTGGAAGGCAATCCTCTGGCGAGCCTGGTCTCGGAACTCGGGAAGCCTTTGCAGAGCGCCGCCAGCAGTATGGAGGCCATGGCTAAGAGTGCTCAGAATGCCGTGAACCAGGCGAAGACCTTCGATCAACGCATCAAAACTTTGGAGGCTCAGCAAAAAAACCGATGAACATCCTCCTCGATGGTGATTTTGAACTGGCGAACGGCGTCGATATGACGGCGCGCCTGGTCAGTGATGAATCTTGGCAGTGGAGCCAAAACACGCAGCAGGAAACCTATCTCCGCGCCGCGTGGGCCACCTTCTTCCCCTCCCGTGCCACGCGACAGATTGAGGCGGATCTGCTCATCACCTTTCCGCAGGCGGCGGATGATGAGGCGGCCTTCTCCCTGGCTCACGAGCTGGCAGCTCTCATCCCCGCGGGCGGCACGATGGAAGTCACGCTCGGCGAGACCACCGTGACCTATGCGCAATTCGTTCCGCGCTCCTGGTCTCCACAGCGGATCGGCGTGCATGTGGGCCTGCGCATCACGCTGACAGCGGTGAATCCCGATGTGGCCCCGGAGCTTCGACAGCAGTTTGAAAACGGCGGCTTCATTGAGTTTGAAGACGAGCCTTAGCGAACCCCTTTCCTGAATCCCTCCCATGTCTAAATGGTCCTCTAAAGCCAGTGTCTCCACCCTCGCCAATTTCATGGTTCAGGGCCATGTGAGTGGCGGCCCTTCACGCAATGCGCCGATAGCGCTTTTCGATGCTCGCTTCCAACCTCTCGATGCCGATCTAACCAGCATCGCGGCGCTCACGACGGCGAGCTATGGCCGTAGCCTCCTCACGCTGGCGGATGCGTCGGCGCTGCGCAATTCGGCGGGGCTGGTCATCGGGACGGATGTGCAGGCCTATGACGCGGACCTCGCGAGCCTCGCGGGGCTGGCGACTCAAAGCTATGGCCGTAGCCTGCTCACGCTGGCGAATGCGGCGGCGCTGCGAAGCGCGGCGGGCCTTATCCTTGACGAGCAAGTGGCAGGCGTGACGCTGGAAGGTGTGGCGGCGGAGGTGGTCACGGTGATCGTGCAAACCTTCTCGACGCCATCCTCGCTGGATGGCGAGTACTTCGACCTTGCCGGGGATGGGGAGATAGTCCGCTTTTGGTTTGACGTGGACGATGCCAGCACGGCCCCTTCCGGCTCCGGCGTGCGGCTGGTGGAAATCAACATTGCGGGCACGGATGGCCGCTTTGATGTGGCGACGAAGATCAACGCGGCATTGAACGGCGACGCCTTTTTCGGGACGCTGGGCTTGAATGGCCTCGTCTCGGGCAGTGATCCCATTGGAACGGAAATCGTGTACAGCGAGAACGGGCCACAATCGGCCCCGAGTTCCTCCCAGGGCATCATCGAAGTAACGGTGACGACGGCGGGCAGTCTCGGCACGCCGAAACTGAACGCGATGTCCGGCGCACTGCTCACGGATTTGAACGTGGCGGAGATGGCAGGCCTTGCGGCTTCAGCGACGACGGACACGACGAACGCGAGTAACATTTCCAGCGGTAGCTTGGCTCTGGCACGCCTCGCGCAAGGGGCCGCAACCATTGGGCAGGTGATGACGTGGAGCGGCTCCGCGTGGGCACCGGCCACGGCGGCAGGCGGCTCGCTCGCCATCGGCGCGGCCATCACGGGCGGCACGAGTGGGCGGCTGCTTCTCAGTGGCTCGACTCTCGCCGAGCTGGCTCTCGGCTCCGGCGTGCAGACCTGGCTCGGCACGCCGACACTCGCGAACCTCAACGCGGCGCTCAGTGATGCGGATGTGGCGACTCTGGCCGCAAATACGTTCACCGGGGCGCAGACCATTTCAGCGGGTAGCCTCACCACTTCCGCTCTCTCCTTGGCTCAAACTTGGAACAGCGGTGGCACAACCTGCCGAGGGCTCGAAATCTCCAACACGGTGACGGCGGCGGCGGCGGCCTCTACACATCTTCGCATCCGAGGCGGCGCGGCAGGGGCTTCGGATAGGCTCACGTTGACGGAGGATAAGCTCACGGTGACAGGTGCGGAAAGCACGGGCCGTGTTTTAGACCTTGTTAGCCAGTATGGAACGACGCCTTTTTGGGTTTCAGGCGGAGGGACGCTGACAATTAACAATAGCCTGACGAGCATTGCCTCATCGGGTGAGGTGCGAAGCACACTCGTTGGTAATGGTAGTTTTTTTTGCGGCATCGGCTACGAGCAAACGCCAAACGTGGCATATATTCGTTCTTTTGGATCCACCGTGTTACAAGTGGGAGTGAGCGCGGCGGCTCCTGTGGCGCATATCGTTCGCGGTGCTTCCGCTCGTGCTGGTGCTGACAACAACGCCGCCGGGGCACCCCTCACGCTAGCGGGAGGCAATGGCACCGGCACGGGCGGAGGTGGAAAGCTCATCTTTCAAACGGCCCCGACTGGCAGCTCGGGCAACGCTGCAAACACACTCACGACGGCATTAGAGATTGACCGTGACCGCGTGCTCTTTGTCGCCAATACCGCCGCCGCTCCTAGCGGCACGCCCTCGGGCGGTGGATTCTTCTATGTCGAGTCTGGGGCGCTGAAATTCAAAGGTTCCTCGGGCACCGTCACAACCATTGCCGCCGCTTGATTTTATGACCACCATCCCTCTCTCATTTGACTTCGACGCCGAGCAGCTCGCCGCCATCGATGCCCGCCTCACGGATGAATTACCCACGCGTGCGGCCTTGCTGTCTAACCTCGTTTCCTCTGAGGTGGCACGCTATGTGGCCGCCGATTACGAAGTGGCGGTGGCTCGTGTGGCGGAGGCCGTGCGCCCGCTGCCGTATGAGGCGCGGCTGGCTCTCATCTCCCAACTCGAAACCACCACCCCATGAACACAAACTCTCTCGCTGAATTAGAAGCCCTTCACCGCCTCGCCTCCGCCCGCATCCAAGCAACGGGCGATGAGTGGGCCGCCATCAACAAAACCTTCGCGACCATCCGCCAAGCTCTCACGCCTGCGCCCGAAGCGGTGGTGGAAGCTCCCAAAGCAGCGGTAGAAACTCCTGAAGCGGGCTAAAGCCCGAACTACGAACACGCACCATGGCCTCTTGGACCCTACTACACGTCACCAGCGAAACGGAGCAAACCTTCGCGGCGTGGGGCTTATCCTTGCCGGTCTTTGAGGCGAGGAATCAAATGGCGGGCACGATGCACGCGGAAGAGGCGGGCGATGCGTGGGCGGACCTGGCTTTCAGCTATGAAGACGAGGTGGTGGTGAAGCTCGATGGCGTGGTGTTTTGGCGCGGCTACTTCATCGCCCCCGTGCGCGGTATTGGTGAGGATGGGCAGGAAAATATCAGCCTGGAATTTCGCGACGGCTGGCACCTTCTTGAGCGGGTGGATTTTTACCGGGGCGTCACGGGCGCGGTTTCCTTCAATACAACGCAGGTGGAGCTTTTCGCGGAGGTTATCCCCGGCGTGTCGTTCTCGCGTCATTCCATCGGCTACGAGCTGGCGGCGGTGACTGCGCATGCGGGCGTGACCATCGGCACCTATCCGGCCTCCTACGCCGTCACGCCGCCGCCGGTCATGCTGCGCTCTCCAACGTGTGCGGATACCATCCGGGCCATCCTGCGCAAGCTGCCGGACACCATCACGCGCTGGGTGCATGGGGAATCTTCAAGCGTGCTGCATTTCCAACAACGCAGCGGTGCCACGTCTCGCACCGTGGCGCTCTCTGCCTCCGGCGCGGTGATCTCGAAACGCATCCTGCCGCGCTATGATCTCCAAGTGCGCGGTGTGGTGGTAACGTGGGTTTATAACACGGAAGAGGGCGAAGTGACCGCCGCCGAAGACACCGCCGGAAGCACGAGCGGGGCGCGGATTTTGCGTGATACCATCACGCTGCCGCCGCCCGTGGTCATCCCCGCTCAAACTGAAAGCGTGACGGTCCTTTCCGAAACCTACGACGAGAGCACGGCGGCGTTTTGGCAGGCCTATGGCGGCCTGGCTCAAGATGCGGGCGACATCGTGGTGAATAGCAGCTCCAACTCGAGCAGCTTTTCCAAGGTGCTTTTGGGCGGCTCGATTCCTGGCTGGATGACGCTCTCCGCCCATGCGGAGACGGCGCAAATCACGGGTGACCTCTCGCTCCGTATCTGGCGCACGCCGGGCACGCCTGCCGATGGCTACACGGTGCAAACAGAGAAGCGGACGATTAACCTTCCGGTCACGGATTTGAGCGGGACTTACTCGCGCACGATTTTCAGCGGCTCTTTGGTGGTGAGTGATGAGCCAATCACGGGCATCGCGGCGGCTCTTTATGCGAGCCTTTCGACGCTGGCCTATGAAGGTGAGCTGACGCTTTGCGAGGAGGAAATCACGGGCACCATCCGCCCCGGTGATCTGCTCAATCTTTCTGGTGGCCGTAGCGAGTGGTCTACGATGGCGGCGCAGGTGCATTCCGTGCAATGGCATCCGCAGACGGGCCGGACGCGCATCTCCTTTGGCCCGTCGTTGCACCTGTCTGTGGGAGATTTTGCGGACCTACTCCGCGAGGTGAGGCGCGACCCGAACGTGGTGAATCTGGAGAGCCGCTCCGCCGCCCCAGGAAGCCTCGGCACCACGGAAGTGATGGGCGGCGTGCCCTACTGCCCGCCCACGGCTCCGACGAGTGCGGCCACGCCAGAGGAGTTCAAAGTGGTGGTGAATGAATGGGAGTTTAGCTGGAAGGCGGACGGGGGAAAATTGACCATTAAAAAGGAGGGCGACACTTCGCGGCAGTTCCTGGTCAACATGAACGCCGGAACCTTCGCGGATTGCTTCCAGCTTCATGTGCCTGGCCCCGCCGATGAACAGGTGATTTTGAAGCCGCGACCAACGAAAATTTGCCTGATGGAAGATGACGAACTCGTTCAAAAAGATGTGCTGATTTTCCGCTCCGATCATGTGGAGGATTTGACCTATTAGCCATGAAATCCGAACACCTCGGCTTTTGCCTCGATTTGGAGGCGCTGGACGCTCCGAACATCGAAGAGGTGGGTGATGGTATCGGAGAGTGGGCCACGGATGACGCTCTCCACGGCACCTTCACGGCCACTTTTGCGGCGGCGAACAACTGCACCGAAGGGGAAGAATCGGAGCCAGCGAATGACCCCTCGAACGTGCGATGCACCTTCAAAATCAAGGGATGCGGCAAGCTCAAATTCACCATTGCTGGCGATGGCTCAAACAATATGCCGGTGGTGAACGTGCGGAGGCGCTCGTCCTTCGTGGAGCCGCCTTTGACGGTCAACCCGTGGGTGCTCATCATGGTGGCCACGGGTGGCTCGGCGGGCGGCTGCAATCCGAGCACGATCAACGCGGTTGTGCCTTCTGGCTCTTTGGAGCTGGAAAAGCTCTTCCCGTGCGGGGAAGAGTTCGAGCTTCGCGTGTCGGTCGGCTCCTACAATCGGACGGCTGAAATCGTGGTGACTATCGCCGTGGAGGTCATCACGGAATGAATGCGCTGTCCGACCTCGATTTCGCCCGGCTCTACCGTCGCAAGCTGCGCCCGGTGCCACCGTTTGGCCCGGTGCAATCCCCCGCCTGGCTCGGCACCTGGTCAGCCAATGGCCTGCGCTTCCGTGCCACTGGCACGCCGCCGAGCGACGAGGCCCTCGCCTACTGCCCGGACCTGCGCCCCGAATCCGAAGCGGGCGGCCCCTGCCTCCCGGCAGACTTCGACCTCCTTGCGGGCTTCATGCGCGAGCCACGCAAGGCCCTTGCCACCATCGCCGCCACCGGAACGCCCGTGGTGTCTGCCGCGACTCTTGAGGCTCGCCTCGCCGCCTGCCTGACTTGCGATGCCTTCACCCCTACCGGACGCCAAGGCCGGGGCCGATGCGAGCACGTCGCCTGCGCTTGCTCGGCTTTGGCTCTCTGGCACCCCGCCGAGAAATGCCACTTCGAAAGGTGGCCGGAGGCGGTTTTC